CTTGAGGTTGAGAAGCGATAGCGGCAGCAGCACCGGATCTAACTTTTCCAGAACCTCTTCCAACCATCGATTCCCCTTCTCCAGCAGCCGGTCCTTTTGCGATAGGCTTTGCTGTGTCAGCAGCACCCATTCCTCCATTGAGACCAATTTGAGATGAAGCACCATACGCTTTTTTCATCTCTTCAAGCTGCGGAGCGATTTCCTTGATCTCACCTGCGGTCATGTCCCCAAAATCAACATTGAATGAACTGCCATCCTCAGTCTGACGCATCGAGACTTTGTATGGAGAATCCTTTTTCTTCCTAAAGAAGTCGGGGTTTGCGGTTTGAAATCGGGTAACAAGATCAGAAGGCCCCTGAACACTTACATCACCGGCAGCGTTTCTACTTACAAACACCTTGCCTTCGTCTTGCTTTGCCCGCCGCGCTTCTTCTTGTTTGCGAAGCGAAACATCGGAAGCACTCCTCATTCTGCGAAGAGATGCAATGTCCATGCTCTCGTATGGACTGACAACGCCAGCTTCAACTGCGGCACGTTCAGTCGGACCCATTTCCGCAGTGAGTTGGCCAATCAATCCTGCTTTCTCAGCAGCTTCCTTTTGATCGACCGAAAGCTTCTGAAGTCGCCCTATTTGGCGACCAAGCTCCTGAGATTGCTCAACTGGGCCAGTGATATATTTGCCAGTCAAAGCCTCTTCTGTTCCAGCCGCTTCAAGCAAACGCCTGCGGTTTTCCGCATCGGTCCTGGCGTTCTCCAATTCAATCTGCCTCTTAAGCATTTCAGCCTGCTGAGACTTTACTCGCTCCATCAATCGCTCTTCCTGCAACGCAGCAAGATCCTCTTCCATCAACGCCCGCTTGGCGGTTCTTTGCTGTCGGATCTGCTCGTTGGTTCCAGTGAACTCACCAGCAATGCCGCCGGTAAGCATGGACAACCCCTTCAGCAACGGGTTGATCCGCCTCTCAGCTTGTTTCTCAAGCTTTTCTCTTCTCTTTTTATTTTCTTCGGGAGTAGCCATAATGTTATCGCAGTTCGTTCAGAATTGATCGGCGGGCCATTCTTCCGCCAAGGCTTCTCATTGCAGCAGCCATGATCTCCTCTGGATCGTAGTTGATGTATCCGTTGTACGGGTTCAAAGCCTCCTGCATCCGTCGAGCGGGAATCGGAACAGTGGTTGGTTCGACAATGGACGGAGTTGATGTGACCGAAGACCCCGGAAGGGTGATCGGCTTGGGTGGCTTTGGAGGAGTAACCGGAGCGACAGGAGGCTGGCTCAGATCCAAGATCGGAGTCGATGTCACCGAAGATCCCGGAAGCACGATTGGAAGCCTACCGGGAAACCCAACAAGCCCTGTGCCACCGGAAGTTACTACCGTACCATCCTCAAGCTTGATTGTAGTCGGAGGTGTTCCGGCTCCTGTAACCCCACCGGAAATTGGCGATGGAGGATTGTAGGTATCGGAAGTGAGAGTTTCATCACCCGGTTTGACGCCACCTTTATCACTAGAAGGTGGCTGGGCCAGATTAACATACTCCCATTCACCTTTCCTCCAGTTCCACCTATTACCAGCATCGTCGAAGATTGGGTCGCCAATGTTGGTTCCAGGCTGTCCAGGAACCGGATCACCAAGCTTGAACCCCGGATAACCGGGAAACTCGTCAACCGTATCACTCGGCGATGCCGCTGTTGAATCGGTGGTATCGTTTGCCATAGATTAGGGTCCCATGTATGACCTGTAACCGGAACCAAGATTTGCAATGCCACTTGTAATACCTTGGAAAATGCCCAACGGAGAGTTGGCTTGTGAAGCTTGGAACGCGTTTTGGGCGTTCTGGAGCGCAAAGTTGGAACCGGTCTGAAGCAACTGACCAGGACTAGCTTGCTGCATGCCTTGAATGTACTGAGGAGAACCGAACGGAGACGCACCCTGCTGGAGACCGGGAAGCTGAGCGGCTTGAGAGACGATGGGCTGGAGACCCAGAGCGGACTGGATGTTCGCAATGTTCTGCTGCTGGACACCCTGACGCTGCTGCTGCGAAGCCATTTGGCCCGCGAAGGTCTGTTGCTGAGCGGTGTTCCGCTGACCGGTGGCTGCGAGGATATTCTGGAACGCTTCCTGAGCTTGGCGATTAGCGACATCGCTCGTGGTTTGGCCGCTCTGGAGTAGGCCAAGAGCCTGCTGACGGCGTTGGACATCGGCGTTGGAGATAGCCTCACCAACCGCCCGCGCCTCACGGAAGGCGGAGAGGTTCCCAAGGACGTTTCCAGTAGCAGTACCACGAGCGCGAACGGCCTGCTCAGCGGCTCGGATCATTGCGGGATCAAGCGTTCCGGCTTGAGCGAGACCGGCACTGATCTGGCGTTCGAGGTTGCTGCGGATGTTCGCTGCTTCGCCAGTATCCTGCGGGCCGGTAGGCATGCCGACACGCTCGTAGGTGGGGGCAGCGGGAGCGGTCTCGGCAATAGGGCGTTGCCCAATGCTCTCCATGAAGTTCTCATAGAGATCATAGCGTTTAGGATCAGCGGCCTTAAGCTCTTTAAGGCGTTGCTCGGCAAACTGAGTTCCGTACTCCTTTGCGAGATCGAGCTGAGTCTTGGTCTGTTCAGGGGCAAGAGATGCTAGTGCGCGAGCTGTTTCGCGTGTGACATCGATGTCAGAAATGCCGCTGAAATCATACTGACGCTCTCCGATTACTTTTCCAGACGCGTCATAGACTGGGTACGATCCTTTGCCTCCGGTCCTAGATGCCGCTTCGATCTGTCTTAGGACAGGAAAAGTCTGAGCTTGTGCGTAAACCGCTTCACGGTTTGCCGCCGCCATATCCGGTGCTTTATATGATCCGCCCATAGGAAATCCTTCGGTTCATTAGGAGTTTGAAGTATCTGTTGAAATCGTACAAACGGGAAACGCCTCTGCTGAATCCGCCCACCTTGGTGACCTTATCTGAACAGACGGTCATCATGGCCAACCAGAGAGTCTGAACAGCTTCCGGCTCAACCCCAATCACCATCTCGATCCAAGCGATGTGACCATCAGGGAAGTTGTTGTTGATGTCTTCCGCTTCCTCGATTGAGTTCAGGAAACGAACAGCTCCGACACCAATGCACTCGCCCTTTTCATTCTTGATGATCCCGATCTGCTTCATCTTGTTGAAGATGCCGATCCAGTTCAGGAGCTGATCATCGTTCCATGTGGAACAAGTTGGCCAATGAAGCCTGAGCAGCTTAGCTGCTTCGATGATAGACGGATGTGCGTTCATTGCTGAGGACGCACGGAATCGACGAAGCCAGAGAGAATGGCGGATTGGAATGACAGGCGACCGCCCGCATTGGTTTCAACCTTAAATTGGATCGAGTTCCATCGGCCCTTGCTGATGAGGTTGTAGGCTTTCAGGAACTTCTGAGAACTGGTTATGCTCAGGCCAGAATCAATCGTAGAGAATGTTCCAGTCATGTCCTTGGCGTAGGAAACTGTAACACCTGTATTCTGGGTGGTGTACGGGTTATCGAACGCAAGCTGTATGCTGTACCCGATCTTGTCGGGGATGGGTTCCCCAAGGTTGTAAGCCTTGGTGGTCACCGAGGACTGGTATTGCGAGCCACCATCCAAATAGGAAGAAACCGGTGTTGGTACGGTGCGAGTGTTTGGCAGGTAGTCGTTGAATGACCAGACCTGATTACTTGCCGAAGACACTGCGGTCATATCGCCAGCGAACATCAGCACAGGGCCAAAGCTTGAGAACGATGTGGCAAAGAAGTCGTTCACTTGCCAGTTGTCCCAGTATCCAAGCCAAGAGCGGGCCAGTGAGTGGTATACGATGATCGCGTTATTCCGAGGGATCAGGTCTTCGAGTTCAAGATGGTAACCGTTTTCGAGAAGCATCGCATACTCGTTTTCGAGACCAACACCGAACGGTCCTTCCTGAATGAACGGAACTGCGAGCAGGTATCGGTTATTCCAGAACACACCGTCGCAGAGTTCGAGGCGCGTCTTGTCAATGCGGCTGATGAGATCGTTGATCGGGCTGCTGAGCGCGAGTCCAACGCTGGTCTGAGTACCCGCTTGGATCTGGGCCATCGAGCGGATGCCGTCACGAGACAGGAAGAAAACGTCAGCACCCACCGCAGCAATGGATCGGTGCGAGGAGCAGCCGATGTTTCCGCTGACGAGCGAGATAGACCAATCGGCTGGATCAAGCGTGGGATCGGCATCCACAGTCCAGATGGACCGCTCCTTGAACACGAGCAAGCGGTATCCAAACCACGAGTAGAGACCACGAATCGGATCGCCATCGCCACCAACGCGAATGGAACCAAGCGGATCCCAAGATTCACCATCGAGAATGTCCGAGAAGTACAGGGTGTCGGGAGGAACCGTAGTATCTGCCGAAACGCACCAGAGACGATTGGTATGCGTTGTGAGGTAGAGAGGCTTGGCAGGAGGCGTGAGCGATACAAAAGCTACGGCGTGAGATGAATGAGCCGGAGAAATAGTAATCGCTGGAGCGGTCGTATAGCCGCTTCCAGGATTGGTAATTGTAATTGCAACCAAATTGCCATCATTAGCAACAATAGCAACAGCGGTAGCTGTAGTCCCGCTTGGTGGAGCAGAGATTGTTACATTTGGAATCGTGGAAAAATTTGATCCCTGATTGATGACATCGATGCGGCTGATTTTACCGGCAGCGATGGATGCGTTCGAGTTAGAGCTGTTGACATAACGCAGTGCGCTATAGCCATCCGCGTAGAACAACTTCTCGTTGAGCTGAGCAAAGTAAACGTATCTCGCGAGAGGATTG